GAGTTGGTTCACTCATGGCCTTGCATCCAGTTATCTTGAGGGTGCAAACTTTCTTACTGCGGCAGTTAGTACTCCAGCAGATTCTATGGGTCATTCTCTTCTTCTTCTCTGGGGTCCTGAGGCTCAAGGGGATATCGTCAGGTGGTTCCAACTTGGGGGACTCTGGACTTTTGTGGCGCTCCACGGGGCCTTTAGTCTGATCGGATTTATGCTTCGCCAGTTTGAGATTTCCCGACTGGTGGGCATCCGTCCTTATAACGCAATCGCATTCTCTGGACCGATTGCGGTATTCGTATCTGTGTTCCTGATGTATCCATTGGGACAGTCCAGTTGGTTCTTCGCACCTTCTTTTGGTGTTGCTGCAATCTTCAGGTTCCTTCTGTTCCTTCAGGGTTTCCACAACTGGACCCTCAACCCCTTCCATATGATGGGAGTTGCTGGTATTCTTGGAGGAGCACTTCTCTGTGCAATTCACGGTGCTACAGTAGAAAATACGCTTTATGAAGATGGCGAACAAGCAAATACATTCAAAGGATTTGAACCTACGCAAGAGGAAGAGACCTACTCGATGGTCACGGCGAATCGTTTCTGGTCTCAAATCTTTGGTATTGCTTTTAGCAATAAGCGTTGGCTTCATTTCTTTATGCTTTTTGTTCCCGTTATGGGTCTTTGGACATCTTCTATTGGGATTATTGGTTTGGCTCTTAATCTTCGTGCTTACGACTTTGTAAGTCAGGAGATTCGTGCGGCAGAGGATCCAGAGTTCGAAACCTTCTACACTAAGAATATTCTTCTGAATGAAGGACTTCGTGCTTGGATGGCACCCGTAGATCAACCTCATGAAAACTTTGTGTTCCCAGAAGAAGTGCTTCCAAGAGGAAACGCTCTCTGATTGACATTTTATTTTCACTAATGTAGTATGGGAGGGGAAACCCTCCTTTTTTAATGATTAGTTCTGAGACACCATATAAACTTGCTGAGATTATTCGAGATACTTGGCCTCAGTTATATTTACTAAATAATTTTCAAAACTTAACAAATGTTATGAAGTTTACAGTTTATTCAAAAGACGGTTGCCCATATTGTACAAAAGTGCAGCAGGTGTTACAATTAGCAGACCTGCAACACGTAATATACAAACTGAATACTGATTTTACCAAAGAAGAATTCTATGCAGAATTCGGTGAGGGTTCTACATTCCCTCAAGTAATTGTGAATGATCAACACATCGGTGGTTGTACCGATACAGTTCAATACCTCAAGGAGCAAAACTTAGTTTAATGGAAACTAATTTTCACGAAGTTTATAATGATGTTGAAAAAGCAATTGATTATGCATTTCAGGGAAAATTTGTGCTAAAATTTTACGATTACCTTAAAGTAAAGGGTGCTCGAAAGTTTGAAGTTGAAGAATTTATTGAGAGTTCAACGGCATCAAACATCAGTACTGTTGTGATGGATCTTGATGACTATCTTGAAGGAGGTGCTGATGAGATTCATAAACAACTTCGTGAAGCTTATGGTCATATCTCTAAACCAGAGGCACGAAAAATAAGAAACTATTTGTATGGCATCCTTGAAGATGCATGGAAGTATAATTATGACAAAAGGAAAGGGAGACGCAAAAAGCAAACTAAATAACTCTGAACCCGAGATCAATCGGGGTGTGGAATTATTGTTAAGAAAACGGAGGAGGAAATCTGAAGAACCAAAGACATTCCAAATGAGGTTTGGTAAGATGATTTCTCTCTTTCGGCGAGAGATACACATACTATTCGAATTTCATCTGGACATTCGGAAAAAGTAACTCTCGGAGAAAGAAAAATGTTAGCAGTAACACTCACCATCGGCACTCTTGTTTCAGTGATGTTCTTTTTTGTTGGTGGAGTAATAGGATGGATGGCCAAGCAACATTTCTATGAGAGCTCATATCCCTCATATACACACCCAGAAATGTTTGATCAAAATGGAAACATAATTCCAGACGAAATTTTAGCAGTGAGATTTGAAAATGACTACGAATACGACGACGAAGAAGAGGACGACTAGTAGAGCAAAGAAACCCACTACAAGTTCAACTCAACCAAAAGAAATTAAAAAACTTCCTCCTAATCCTTTTATGAATGAGATTCTAGATCTTGTTCACGAACAGGAAACTGAAGAAGATAAGATCAAAGTACTTCAACATCATGCTAATGATGCCCTGAAGACTCTTTTGATTTGGAATTTTGATGAGAGTATTATTTCACTTCTTCCCAGTGGTGAAGTTCCATATCAACCAAATGAAAGTCCTCTGGGAGTAGATCACTCTTCTCTCCGTAGGGACTATAAGAATCTTTACAACTTTGTGAAGGGTGGTAATGATTCACTCTCTAAGATTCGTAGAGAGACAATCTTTATTCAGATTCTTGAATCTCTTCATCCAAATGAAGCTGATGTTCTGGTTCTTGTAAAGGATAAGAAACTGGAAGATAAATATGATATCTCATTTGATATCGTACAAAAAGCATATCCTGATATTGTGTGGGGCAATCGTTCGTGAGTGTAGTTGCGGAGAGAACAATGGCAGATTCTAAAAGAGAAAACACGAGACATCTGCCTCATGAGTATGGATGTGAGATTCTCTTTGAAAGAGCAACTATGGTTCAAGCAAAAGATTCATCACTTCCAAATGATGCATATCTTATTTGGTATGATGTAGATGGTGAAACTTTTATGGATGTAACTCGTACTAGAAAGAGAGTTGATCTATTTGATTTCTATTATGATAAGTATGGTCCAGGAGCAGTTCGTAAGATTGATTTTGGATACGGAAGAGTAAACCCAAAACTGTGGGGATATAAAGCACCAGAAAAAAAGAAAAAGAGATGAGTGAAGGATTTAGTGAAGAAAAGATTGAAGTATCAATCAATAAAGATGAAGTAAGAAGTCTTCTTAAGAAATATAAGAAGATTAAAAAGTACATGCGGTCTCCTATGTTCACTGTCAAGAAATTAGATGGAACTGAGAAGATTGTCAGTGAACTTTTGAGGGACCCTGAGGATGGGTAAGCATTATCTTTTAAATCTTTATGGATGTTCTTTTGTTCTTTTGGACGACGAGCGTTGTCTTATAGATTTACTAGAAAACGCTGCAGTTGCTAGTGGTGCTACAGTGGTTCAAACCATATCAAAAAAGTTTGAACCCCAAGGCGTCACTGTAATTTGCATGTTATCAGAAAGTCATATTAGTATTCACACTTGGCCTGAGGAAGGTAAAGCAGCAGTAGATGTTTATACCTGTGGCGATTGTAATCCTAAGATTGGATGTGATATTATCATTCAACAACTTTTTGCTCAGAATCATACTCTGAGTTATATTGAGCGTTAACTAAATACACTATATCTGGAGAATTCTATGCTCTCTACTCAATATCGTTTGCGCCTAGAAGCAATCTGCGAACGAATTGTCACAGGCGAATCAGTAGAGTTAAGTGAAATGATTTGGGCAGAAAAACTTGCCAAATCAAATCGTTCTGCTGCAACTATTTTGAGGCAGGCAAGACGACGTGCTGCAAGTCCTGATATGACTGAAGATAGTCTTGATGGATTTATGAATGCTTTGGATCTTGGAGATCCTGATCCATCAAATCATCGTACAGGATTTAATGGAGCTGATGATATTATTGATTTCTTCACTGGAGATAAACCAGACGATTGGAGACAGAGAGATTAAGAAATAATAAAATGGTATTACATTTTACAAACTTACTTGTATAACTAGGTTGATGGGTCTATAATGACCTTACGTTCATCCCTCAAGGGACGCAAGTAGGACGGCGGAACGGATCGTTCATCCTTAATAGGACGCAAACCGCCCAAAGGAACGGGAATTAAAACTCTCATTCTGGAGGAAACCCCAATGTCTAAATTAGTTTATCGTGGTGTTGAGTATGATACCGAAAAGCGTATCGCATATCAACAACAGATGATGCAGCAACCCCAACAATACAACGAAACCTATCGTGGTGTTAAGTTTGTAAAGGAGGGTCACAAATGAAGAAACTTAATGTACTTCAACTGATTAAAGAACAAAAGCAAAAAGAAACTCGTCGTCACCAAGCATCTATTGCACAACTTGTTGGTAAGAAGTGATGCAACATTACCATTACCATCATGATGATATGGATAGGGACAATAGACCACCTGCTTGTTATCTTTTAACATATCGTGGGTGTCGTTATTGGTCTTGTTATCAAGTTCATCTGGTGGAATGGTTTGAAAGAATATTTAAGTCGGAGGGGTCTTGACACCCCTCTTTTTTTTAACTATAATACCTTTGTTGAGGTTCAATGAGATGGACAAAGAAAAGCTTAAGTTAATCATAAGGAACTTAGAATCTCTTGTTGACTGTTTGAAGTCGGAAGTGTATTCTGATACAGGTTCTTACCTAAACTATGAGGAAGTTGCTCCTCATCTTGCTGACTACGATGAAATCTTTGAGGATAGTGATTTAGATGACTATTGAAAAAACAGAATTTGAGTTTATGAAACCAGAAGTAAAACTCATTAGTGTTACTCCAGATGCAGAAAAGCATATGGCTTACTGTGCACGAGTGAGTAATCCTGCAAATCAAGAGAATGAAAAGTTCTCTGGATTGCTCAAGTATTGTATTCAACATCAACACTGGAGTATCTTTGAGCAAGCAACGATGACTGTAGAGATTAATACTACTCGTGGAATTGCCGCTCAGATTTTGCGTCATAGGTCCTTCACATATCAAGAGTTTTCACAACGATATGCTGATACGAATCTTCTGAATAAGACCATTCCTCTTCCCGAACTTCGTCGTCAGGATGATAAGAATCGTCAGAACTCAATTGATGATATTCCTGATTATTTGAAACTGACTCTGACTGAAGACATTCGTATTCATTTTGAGCATGGTCTGAGACTCTATAACCGTCTTCTGGAGAAAGGTGTGGCAAAGGAGTGTGCAAGGTTTGTACTCCCCTTGGCAACCCCCACAAGACTCTACATGACCGGTTCAGTAAGGTCATGGGTACATTATATTGATCTTCGTTCTTCGCATGGAACACAAAAGGAACACATGGAAATTGCAGAACTTGTTCGTTGCATCTTTACTTGTCAATTCCCTGCTGTATCTGAAGCACTTGGTTGGACTCGTGAAGGATGCTCTGAGTGTAATGATGCGCCATCTATTACTATCGAATAAATATCCCTATACATTATTCTTAACTATGCCAGTATATCCAGTTAAAAATTTAAAGACAGGTGAGACTCAAGAACTTGTCATGACAGTTGCTGTCTATGAGCAGTGGAGAAAAGATAATCCAGATTGGGATAAAGATTGGTCTCAGGGATGTGCTGGAGTTGGTGAGGTAGGTGAATGGCAAGAAAAACTTGTTAAGAAAAATCCAGGATGGAATGAAGTTCTTCGTAAAGCTTCAAAAATGCCTGGCGCAACAGTAAAACCATTTAGTTGATTTATGGCACGTAAAAGATCACTGAATCCTGTACCTTTTGGAATGAGCAACAGACAGATGAAACGCAAGAAGCCAATCAATCTTGATATCATGAAGACGATTGAGCCTCTGACTGACAATCAGGAGAAGTTATATGATCGTTATAATCTAGAACAAAATCTTGTAGCTTATGGAGCTGCTGGTACTGGTAAGACATTCATTACACTCTACAATGCTTTGAGAGATGTTCTGAGTGAAAAGACTCCTTATGAGAAAATCTATCTTGTCCGTTCTCTTGTAGCTACTCGTGAGATTGGATTCTTACCTGGAGATCATGAGGACAAATCGAGTCTTTATCAGATTCCTTATAAGAACATGGTGAAGTACATGTTTGAGATGCCTGATGACTCTGCATTTGAAATGCTTTATGGAAATCTTAAGACTCAAGGTACAATTAGTTTCTGGAGTACTTCTTTTATTCGGGGAACTACTCTGGATAATGCAATCATCATCGTTGATGAATTCCAGAATTTGAACTTTCATGAACTTGATAGTATCATTACTCGTGTAGGTGAGAACTCTAAGATTATGTTCTGTGGTGATGCGACTCAATCGGATCTTGTGAAGACTAACGAAAAGAATGGTATTGTAGACTTCATGAGAATTCTTCAAAACATGCCTTCTTTTGATATCATTGAGTTTGGTGCAGAGGATATTGTTCGTTCTGGACTTTGTAAGGAATATATTATTGCTAAGATGGAACTTGGATTGTAATGTTTAATCATGTTGAATTGGATCTCCCTCAACTTGAGAGGGAGATGATTGATGGAGTTCGTTATTATAAAGTTCCAACTTTAGAAGAACTCCAAAAGTTTGTTTCCATCACCTCTATTATTAGTCACTTTAATAAGGATAAGTTTGCTTTTTGGAGAGCTAAAGTTGGTGAAGAAGAAGCAAACAAAATCACAAGAAAAGCGACTAGTCGGGGAACAGATCTTCATACACTCGTCGAAGATTATCTGCATAATCGGAATCTATCCGATGTTCAACCTATTTCAGAACATCTCTTTAAGATTGCAAAACCTGCATTCAATCGTATAAATAATATCTACACCCTTGAAGGTTCACTTTATAGTCAATACTTGGGTGTGGCTGGAACTGTAGATTGTATTGCAGAATTTGATGGTGAACTTGCCATCATCGATTTTAAAACTTCTAAACAACCAAAACCACGAGAGTGGATTGATGGATACTTCGTTCAGTGTTGTGCATATGCATGTATGCTTCATGAACTCACTGGAATCTCAGTTAAGAAGTTTGTGATCATTATGACTTGTGAGAACGGAGAAGTAGAGGTCTACGAAGAATACGATAAATCAAAATATATTAGACTACTTACACAATACATCAAGAAATTTGTCAACGATAAACTTGAACAGGTTTCTTGACTTTTTATTTTTATGTGTTAGAATGAACAAAAGTTGAGGAAAAAGATTGTACATCACTGTGTTAGGTCAAATGGAGAATGAATTAGAAAAAGCACTAGAGAATAAGTTTTTCTGTCCTTCTCGATTTGCCCAAGAGATCGAGAATCTTGTACAACATAATGAGGATATGAGTTATATTGATGCTATCGTTCACTTTTGTGAGAAGAATAGTATCGATGTTGAGTCTGTTCCGAAACTTATTTCCAAACCACTAAAGGAAAAGATTAAGTATGAGGCTATGGAGTTGAACTTCCTTAAGAAGACCTCCCGAGCCAGATTGGTCTTTTAATTCCATTTTAGGGGGAAAAATTTTCCCGGTAAAAATCCCTATATTACTTTTTTTGAATGGTGCCTTTTGATACTTATAAGACTTACCTTGCCCTGAAGAGTCACTTTACGAAAGACTCTTACGATTATCACAAGTATCAAGGTAAAAGTCGAGCATCTCTTCAATCCTTTTATAAGAGGAAGGATCGATATTGGTTCGAGAAACTATCACGTCAGAAAGAAGATAACGAAGTGATAGATTTCTTTGTAGCAAACTTTGTAAGTTGTACTGATCCTCAGACTGTATGGATTGGAGAGATGATCAAGGAAGGTGAATCGAGATATAGGTCTTGGCAAAAAAGAATACAATCTCTATCCTATTTGTTTAAGGAAGAGTCTCAACAACTATTTGAAAATAAGTTTGAAGAAATATTTGACTGTTCAAAGGGACATCCACCCCTTTTAAAAATGTTCCTGGTAGGTAATATTAGCCTGGAAACACTGGTCATATACGATAAGATATTCCTGTTCGGGAAAAACTTTGATAAGAAACTAAAGGACCCTGTGTGGGAAACCGTCAGTCTAAAAATAAAGAAGTACTCTCCGTTCCTACATATAGATGTATTCCATTATAAAAAGATACTCAATCAAATTGTTGGAGGAACATGAGTTTTTTTGATTCCGATCTTGTTCGTGCAGAGATGGCTGAAATCTCAGCATTACAAGAAGATGTATACAGAAATGTATTTGAATTTCCTCGTATGAATAAAGAGGAAAAGTTATTTCATGTTGCTCTTCTAGAGAAACTGTTGAATAAACAACAGATTCTTTATACTCGTCTGAAACTTTCCGATGATCCTGAGGCCATCAGGATGAAAGAAAGAATCAAAGAGTCTGCATCTATGATGGGACTCCCTGATAATGTCGATATGAATGTCATCTTTAACAACATGACACAACTGCTTGAGTCCATGAAGGAACGTATTGACAAGACAGGTTCCGACCTGTAGACTGGTGGGGTACACAAAGGCCAAATCCAAACAATCCGAGGTATACAAATGTCTTTTGAAAATCTGAAAAAGCAATCCAAACTGGGTTCTCTCACCGAGAAACTGGTGAAGGAAGTAGAGAAAATGAACACTGGTTCGAGTGGTGGAGCAGACGAACGTTTCTGGAAACCAGAAATGGATAAGACTGGTGTTGGTTCTGCCATTATCCGTTTCCTTCCTGCACCCGAAGGTGAAGAACTCCCCTGGGTTAAGATGTATGCACATGCCTTCCAAGGTCCTGGTGGTTGGTACATTGAGAACTCTCTGACTACTATTGGTCAGAAGGATCCTGTGTCTGAACACAATCGTGAACTGTGGAACAGTGGTAGTGATAAGGACAAAGAAACTGTTCGTAAACAGAAGCGTAAATTGTCTTATTACAGCAACATCTATGTTGTGAAAGATCCTGCACATCCTGAGAACGAAGGTAAAGTCTTCCTGTTCAAGTTCGGTAAGAAGATCTTTGATAAGATCCTGAATGCTATGCAACCCGAGTTTGAAGATGAAGAACCCATCAATCCTTTTGACTTCTGGGGTGGTGCTAACTTCCGTCTGAAGATTCGTAAGGTTGAAGGTTACTGGAACTACGATAAGTCTGAGTTTGATTCTCCCTCATCACTTTTGGATGATGATGATGCTCTGGAAGCACTATGGAAGAAAGAGTATTCTCTCTCTGCTATTGTTGCTCCTGATCAGTTCAAGTCATATGAAGATCTTGAAAAGCGTCTGAAGTATGTTTTGGGTCAGAAGTCTGCTCGTGCTGCTGTTCAAGAACAGGAAGATGAGTACGATTCTTACACTCAAACTCCCTCTAAGGAAGAGAGTGTGATTGCAGAACTGGAACAGTCTTATGCTCGCAGTAAGTCACCTTCACTTCCGAAGATCGAGACTTCTGATGAAGATGAGGATGATGCTCTGAGTTATTTCCAACGACTGGCTGAAGACTGATTATTCAAACAGTCTAATATTTTCTCCTCTCTTTAAGGTGGCATTCACATACTGACTGCCACCTTTTTTATATGGCATAATATCATCAAGATCATTAAAGATTACATTTAAATACTGTGGTTTAAGAGTAAATATATTTCTTTTATTTTCTTCGATTTGTATTTCGTACTCAAAATTTGTAACTGACTTCACAAATTCTGTCGATGGAACATAAACTGAGTATCCTAGACTTGCATCCCAATATTCATAGTAGTATGAGTTTGCTGAAATTGATGATGTTTCTGAAATTACAAAAAGAACTTCCTCTTTTCTTGGCGATGCCATTGTCGGAGAGGCAACATTAGGAGTAAAAGGAAGAACATATGTAAACGAGGTTACATTAGAACCTTCTTGAGTTAAAATGGTATCAACAATTTGTGACCCATTGTATTGATTTTCGGAAACATTATTAATGTTCACTTGATCTCCAACTTCTAATCCAGGAATAGAGTTAACAAGAACTACTGTAACTACTGTTGATGGTATTGATCCATCTCCAGAAGAAATTGAATCTATCTGAGCATTTACAATTTCAACGAAGTTACCATTTGTCTTCCAAGTTGGTGAAACTCTTAGACCACTTCTCAAGACTATTCTACCTTTCGAATCTCTAATTTCTTCAGTCTCGTAGTGGTGAATACTGGAGTAAAGTGATTCATAAGAACCATATTTTTCAAGCATTACTTGATCAAACACCACTTGAGTCATAGGCCATTCTGACTGAATATTCAGAATGTTATTGGAAAGAAGAACTACCCAATCAAGAGTTGAATCGTTATAAAGTTTATAAGCTACATTATCTGGTCTTTCATCTCCAATAATATTGTACTTAGTAAAATAACTTAAATTTCCAAAAATATCATCTCTTAACTTTCCTTTTTTGAAAAGATTCTTTACCTCAATGTAATCCGAAATATTTTGTTCCCCAGAAACTCTGCTGACGTATTCAAAGTTAGGAACTTGTCTGAAGTAAGGTCTTGTCATTTTTAGAATCCGATTGGGTGATTATCTTTGTAATCCACATCATAAACGGGTTCAATTTCTCGGAATGAAAGTTGCATAAAATATGAAACCATTGTACCATCCTCATACGTCATATATGTTCCTTGAGGAGTATAATTAACATAACATCCTAACAAAGCACATTCTTTTATTTTATTCAATCCCTGTTCTCCAGCTCCTTGATATTTTATCAAAAATGTATTAGGAGCTTTTAAAAATAAATTATCTTGTTGACGTTTTGGCGCCATATTTTGTTTAAAGAATTTTATAATAGACTTTACTTGGACGGATTCTTTTTTACTCCTTGGTGACATTTTGATGTTGAAAGAAAATTCTCTAAGTCCAGGCCCTGTAAAAAGAAGTTCTATATTTGGATTTAAAATTCCCCCAGTTCTTCCCTGTAAATTTTGTATTCCAATAACTTTTTCAGCTAAAAGAGCTAGCATAGAGTCTTGACTCGTTTTATTTGTAAATTCTGTTATAGATTTAGAAATACTTTCTTCAAAGTTTCCTACTGTTCCTTTAACTACATTAGTGGCAAAATTTAAAGCTTTTCTTGTTATTTCATCAAGCGAACCTTGTTCCCAACCGACAATATTACCATCACTAATTTGAGACTGTATTGGTAATGTTACTGTTCCTTTTGTGGATCTTTGACTATTGCGTGCGGCAGCAACTCTTCCGGTTCCACCTCCTGTTGGGTTTAAACCTGGAGGGATATATTCAACAGCTGTGAATACTATAGTATCTTGAGCAGGTGTCATATCCACTGGATATCTTAAATCTTGACTTTGTGATTGTTGTTGTTCTTCTGTGTTTGGTTCTGTGGGTGTAGATCCTCCAGCGGCTCCAGGTTGATTTTCGTCGATAGTTGCTTGATTTCCACTACCTCCACCTGCTTGTGATAATGATGATTGTTGATCAACATTAGCATTTGGGTTCGATGAAATAACTTGTTGAGATCTAACTTGACTTAATTGTGAGTTTGGATCTGAAAGAAGTCTCTGTTCTTCTTCGGTTGCATTAGGATCAAAAGATTTTACTAATTCGTCCGATCCAGCCGATTTATCAACGTCATAAATTGGAACTCCATTATTTCCTTGAGCATCAACACGATAAAAAGTAGTTCCTACACTCCCATCAGAGTTTTCTTGAGTTATAGATTGGTAATAATTATTTCCGACTTTATTAATTCCACTCTTAACAGTTGCCATTAGAAATCCTCCCCAATTACAAGAGGATTAAGTATCTCAATTTTTTGTAGAGTATGAGACATTATAGACTTTTTTATCTATTTAGTTCTGATTTTGCCATAAGGTAAAGAACGAAGATAATCGATCTCATCTGGTTGGACAAGATGGCAAGCACCTACAACTTCTTGCCATGTATAGTTTCTCATCATTCCCCAATGATAATTAAATCCTCTAAATCCCCATCGTTCTATTTCAGTTACGGCAACTAAAGGATGTTCATCATATCGAATACCTTCAGTTTTTGGATAGTATATGAATGTGTAGTAGTTTCCAGGATCTGGAACATATTCAATTTCTCTGAATATTTCAAGAATGTTCATCATAATAATGTCAGCATCTTCAGAACCATCTAGTTTTTTCTTGAGAAGTTCTATTCTTGACATTATCTGATACCTAGATTATCTTCTGTAATTATCTTAAATTCAATCATTCTATCCTTACACCATTCTTGAGCTGCTTTCCACTTAGCTTCATTCATGGCATAAGTTTTCACTTCGTTGATATAAGTTTTTGTTCTCTTCTTACTTGTTTGAACAGGAGGCATGGTTTGCCTTTTTGGTTTTACTTCAATCACATACTTTTTAATTTCACCAGACTGTTCACGAACCTTGATAATAAAGTCTGGGAAATATCTTCTGACTCTACTAGTGGTTGGATCAAAGTATGGAATGAAGAACTCTTCTGATCCCCATTCCAATACACTTTCACTTAAGTCACACCACCGACAAAATTTTCTTTCCCAACTACTACGACAAATAATATTATTGGGATCACCTTTATACTTGTTTGGATACTCAGGTTTATAACGACTCTTAATGCTTTCTGCCATTATACATAATATATCGGGTCAAATAGTATTTATAGATGCCTGCTCCAAAGCCACAACCTGTAAAGATGTTTCAGGTAAAGGAAAAGTTACTTCGACCTGCTTTAACTTCAACGTTTCAATGTAATATTCCCCCAACAGGTATTGGTGAAATAGATAAATTTCATGATACAGAATTGCTTTCATTATCTTGTTATGAAACTGCCCTACCAGGATCTTCTTTGTTTACCAATGAAGTTACGGATGATTTTACTGGTATTACTGAGAGATTTGCTTACAGAAAAGCTTATGATCAGACAATTGATTTAAATTTTTATGTTGATCATAGAGATTCTCAAGGATATAAAATAATTTTATTTTTTGAATCCTGGATAAGATATATTACAAATGATACTCAGGAAGATCTTGGTGGATTTTTTTACAGAGTAAAGTATCCTAATGAATATAAAAAAGTAATTTATCTTACAAAATTTGAAAGAGACTTCAAAGGAGATTTATTAGAGTATAAATTTATTAATGCATATCCAATTGCGATGAGTTCGATGCCAGTCTCCTATCAAAATTCTGATATCTTGAGATGTCGAGTTTCATTTAACTATGATCGATATATTTTTACTACTGGACAACAATCGATTGAAACTGAACCAAAACCATCAACACCTAATGGTGTACCAAACCCAGCATTTCCTTCAGAGATTCCTCCAACTTATGGAGATCCTCAAATAGGATTGGATGAAAATAGTAAAATCAGACAAACTGTAATTGAAAATCCATTGTATAATAAGTCAGCTGGATCTGGGGCTTTATTTTAGACAATAAATAATCGTACTGAAAACACTATAGGATATTATGCCTTTACCTAAGATTTCGACGCCAACTTATGAACTTGAGTTGCCATCTACAGGAAAACCAATCAAGTATCGACCTTTTCTTGTAAGAGAAGAAAAGCTTTTAGTTCTTGCAATGGAATCTGAAGATCCTAAACAGATTACCACTGCTATTAAAACAGTTATCAAAAATTGTATAGAAACGAGAGGAATTAAAGTAGAAACACTTCCCACTTTTGATATTGAATATCTTTTCCTCAATATTAGATGTAAATCAGTTGGAGAAGAAGTTGAATTAAATATTATTTGTCAAGACGATGGAGTTACTACTGTTCCTGTTAAAATTCTTTTAGATGACATTCAAGTAATAAAAAATCCAGATCATAGTAATAAAATTAAACTAGATGATTCTTTGGTGATGGAAATGAAATATCCATCATTAGATCAGTTTATCAAGAGTAATTTTGATTTTAATACTGATAATGCAATGGATCAATCATTTGACTTGATTGCTTCTTGTATTGATAAAATTTATAATGAAGAGGAAGTTTGGAGCTCTTCGGATGTTACTAAAAAGGAACTTGAAGAATTTCTCGAACAGATGAACTCAAGCCAGTTCAAACAAATTGAGAAGTTTTTTGAAACGATGCCAAAACTCTCTCATACTATTCATGTAAAGAATCCAAATACTGGTGTAGAAAATGAGATTATATTGGAGGGACTCTCAAGTTTTTTCGCATAGGTATGGTCCACATGGACCTTGAGAACTACTTCAAACTTAATTTTGCGTTAATGCAGTATCATAAATATTCATTAACGGAGATTGAAAATATGATACCTTGGGAGAGAGATATCTATGTCGGACTCCTTAAGGATCATCTGGAAGAAGAAGAACTCAAACACAAGTTGCAACAAGGGATAACATGAACCCAGTATCCGAACAAATTGATGAAAGGATTTTAAGGCTACTGGGTCTTGAGGACGTTTTTGACTTAGATTATGATACCTATATGACTCTCCTTCGGGAGGCTATGATTAAAGGTGCAAATAAGTTACCTCAAGAAGAACTTGCACTTCTTGCAAATGAAAGAAAAAGAATAAGGGGAATTGAAGGAAGATTTAAACCAGAACCCAAAAAGATAACTGTAGATAGTCTTGGTGGTGTTGGTAATATTGTATCTAAAAAATTATCTTTACCTGGTGCTGGTCTCTTAGCATTATCTCAAAAAACCGCAGAATTACGACAACAAGTTACTGAAGTTCCACAACAACAAGTTGTACAGCAACCTATACCTCAAGATCAATTTGTTGAATTAAATAAAACACTTTCTTCAATACTTGAGACTGTAAATAATCTTTATGAACTTGAGATAAAAAAAGCTGGTGAAGCTGCTCTTGATCAAGAAAAGAAATCTAGAAGAATTAAAGAAGAGTCTTTAGAAAGTAAATCTAATATAATTCAAAAAGCTTCTGATACTTTTAATAAAATTGTTGCACCATTTCAGAATATTTTAGATAAAATATTTGGATTTATTAAATTTATTTTTCTTGGTAAAATATTTTTACAATTAGTTGAGTGGTTAAAGGATCCAAGTAATGTTGAAAAAATACAATCTCTTGGTAGATTCCTAAAAGATTTTTGGCCTCTTTTGCTTGCACTCTATATTAGACCTCTTAGGGGATTTATTTTTAAACTTACAGGAAGTCTTTTACAATTTAGTGCTAGATTGGCTTCTAAAGCTCTTGGGCCTATCTTTAGTAAAGCTGGAGGAGTTCTTTCTAGATTTGCTGGAAGATTTGGACTTCAATCTGCAGGAAAACTTGGTGCTAGAATTCTCCCCGGAGCTCAAACAGCTGTCGGTCTTGGATTGGCTGGAGTTAGAGCAGTTCAAGGTGATTTTGGTGGAGCTGCTTTAGCTGCTGGATCTGCTATTCCTGGACCAATTGGTTTGGGATTTTTGGGAGCTGATGTTGGTAGAAGTATGGCGGCATATGCCTCTGGTGGTTTAGTGTCTGGTCCAAAAGGAATTGATAAAGTTCCAGCCATGTTGACTGAGGGTGAAGTAGTAATCAATAAAGAAACTGTAAATGCAATCGGGGCTGAAGTATTCTTAGCATTGAATAGACTTTATGGAGGTCCCGATGCCAATCAACCCAAAATGATGAAATTCAACACAGGTGGTCTAGTTGGAAAACAAAATTCTCTTATAAACCAAAAAGCACTTCATATTTACAATAGACTAATATCTGGTGGACTTACTTCAACTGCTGCAATGGGTATTGTATCTAATATTGGAGTAGAAACTGGGTATACTTATGATCCATCTACTATGCAACAAGATGGAGGGCCAGGAAGAGGATTAGTTCAATGGGAACAAGGTGGAAGATATGATACTGATAATATTAATTTGGTATCTTTTGCTAAATCTAGAAGAAAGCCATGGAATGATTTAAATACTCAGATTGATTTCATTCTTCATGAATTAAATAATCATCCAGAATATAGAGAAGTAAAATATATTATTAACACCGCAAAAACAGTTCAAGAAGCTACTGAAGCATTCCTTACAAGGTATGAAAAGGCTGGAGTTGCTCATTTAGACAGAAGATATAGTGTTGGTGAACAACTAGAACAAGTTATACGGAAACCAAAACCAAAGAAGGAAGAAACCCAACCTGCCAAATCCAAGCCAACGAAGCAAGAAAGATGGGCAATAGACCCTCGTGGTTGGTTTGGAATGAAGGGTGGTGGAATGATCAGAGATCATACTGGAATAGAGATTGATAATCCTCCAAATGCTAGTGATACTCAAGGAATATCAGTTCAACCAGGAGAATATATTCTTCCTAAGGGAACTGTTGATTTACTTGGTAAAAATTTGATAGATCAGTTAGTCGCTAAAACTGATTCAGATTCCAATCCTTCTAAATTAATTGATAAACCAAAAATAGATAGATATACTCCTACCCCTCTTCCTAAAGTTGGAACTGGTGGTATGATGACATTACCCCCACAAGTAATTTCTGGTGGTCAACAGTATTCATCTGAAGGTAAGGGAAGTGTGGCTCCTGGTATGTCGGCAGAGTCGCCAAATGGATCTGAGGTTAGGTCAATTAACGCTAATATCTATGGTATAGGATAATGGCAGTAGAATCACCAAATAAACCAACACTATCTCCTATTAAATTTTTTAATAGAACTGCAAAAATTAATCAGGAAGGATCTGTAGTAGCTAAAGAAAAATTAACACAAATTGATGGATCTCTAAAAAAGATCTTATCAATCAGACAAAGAAGTGTTAGTACAACGAAAATAGAGGAAGAAAAAAATCAAAGACAGGAAAAGGAAAATAAAATTGAGGCTGGTAAATTTATTGTGAGAGGTGTTGGTAAATTAGCTAATGCAATTCCTGGAAGAAATACGATTCAAAAGTTTTTAATTTTTATGGCTTTTGGATGGTTATACAATACCTTTTCAAAGTATTTTGGTGAACTGAGTGGACCACTTTCAAATATTGTAATGGGGTCAGTAAAAGTTATTGATGCTTTTTCAAAAATTGCTTTTGGAATTTTTGATGGGTTTGTGACTTTTATTGACATAGGATATAAAACTTGGGATGTAATTCGTGGTACAGGAGATTCTCAAAAACTTCAAAGTGCTTTGAATAATGTTCTCTTAGATATTGATTCTTTCTTTGGAGGTGTATTAAGTTTACTTGGAATTGTTGAACAACCTCCCGAACAACAAGCTCAACCTGGTGCATTACCTGGAGCTCCCGGTGCACCTGGAGGACAAAAAACTTCACCTTCAACTGGAACTCTTTCCAAACTTCCACAACAACCAGGTCAAGGATCTCAACCATCTACTCTTCAAGCACCTCCATCACAAGTAAGCGGAGGTATTATTCCTTCTCAAGGAGTAATTACAAGCACTTATGGTTCTCAAGAAAGGTTTAGACCAAAACCTCATACAGGTATAGACTATGGTTATCCTGAAGGAACTAAAATTTCTTTGATAAAAAGTGGTGAAGTAGTTGAAGCAGCTATGGGAGATAATGGTGGATATGGTAATTTTATATTAGTTAAACATAATAATGGAACTTATTCAATGTTCAATCATCTTCAAGACATATATGTTAAGAAGGGCCAAAAGATAAGTGCAAGCGCAGGAAATGCTCCAGTTATTGGAACAATAGGAGATACTGGATTTTCTACTGGACCTCACTTAGATTTTAAAGTTGCAACTAAATGGGACGGATGGAATCCAGGTGGATTCATAGATCCAAGACCTCATCAAGATAGTGTTTTTAGAATTGGTGGAGATGTTAAGGTTAAACCTTCCGAACAGGTTAAACAACTTGCTAAAGAAAAAGGTAAAGAGGGTTTTGTTACCGTTGATGAAAAAGGTAATAGAAAATTCACTCCAAAGAAATGGACAAAGGAAGAAACTGAAAGATATTCTAGAGTTTCTGGTGAAGAGCAAGGTCAACAAAAAGTATCAAGAGTTCCTTCGGGAGGCGGTGGTGGAAATCTAAAACCTTTATTAGATATGATTAGTTCTGGTGAATCTCCAGGTGGTGGATATTCTGCAATGTTCCCAAGTGAATCACATCCTCAGATTTTGGATATGACAATTGGTGAGGTTATTGCATTTCAGAAAGAAAAACTGAAAGATGGTAGAAGATCGGCAGCAATTGGTAGATATCAAATGTTGTATCCAGAAACTTATGCTGCCGCTGCTGGACTCTCACTACAATCAAAGTTCTCACCTGAGAATCAAGATAGAATGGTTATTGCTTATCTTAAGAAGAATAGAAAACTTGACTTATGGTTGCAAGGTAAGATATCTGATGAGGCTTTCAGTGAACAACTAGCAGGAGAATTTGGGACATTTAAGAGTGCTTCTGGGTTTGTTCTACCAAACAATACTGGAAGTATTGATTTTGAAAAAATGAAACCTGTTTTTAATCAGATTAAACAGGGATCATCAACTGCAAAATCTACACCAACATCTCAATCTGCAGATAAAGCTGCTCAAGAATATGCAGCTTCTAAAGGTAAATATTATTCAAGTACAACTGGAAAAACTTATGGAAGTTACGCTGAAGCTTTAAAAGATCCTGAAGTTCAAAAAGGATTAACTCCAAAGAGATGGGCAACGGATCCTCGTGGTTGGTTTGGAATGAAGGGAGGTGGTGAAGTTCCTCCAATAGAAAAACCAGAAAAGAAAAATACATCATCAGTTTCATCATATCCATCATACTCAGAAAGTGGAACTATGATGCTAATTCAACCAGTAATTATTGAAAAGCCAGTCCCGATGTCTATGAACAGAAGTAAAACTTCATTTCCAGTAATTGGTGGAGTAAATAGTAGTGGTATGAATAATTTCAGAGGATAAGATTAAATGCCAGCAGCAAATATTGCAGCACAAGCAGGAGAAGCTCAAATAAGTTTATTTGAAATTACCTCAAACTATTCTGGAAGTTTAGAAATTTCTTCTGGAGTAATTGAGTTAAATTATTATGAGAGTATTTTGGATAATACTGTTAGGGTGACTTCAACTATTGTAGATGCTGGTGGCAAAGATTTTTCTTTATTTGAAGATGGTAGTATTAATCTAACAGTTGGTGAAAAAGTTCAACTCAGGATGAATGATGGTTATGGATTTTCTTTGGACTTTACTGGAGACAAACAACTAAGGATTGATAAAACAAGAGCTATTGAGGAAAGTACAAATAAGATGGCTTTCACAATCGACTTATTCTCAAAAGAGTCAATTAATAATGAGTTAGAACAATATAGAGTAAGACAAAGATTTGATGGAAAGATATCTGATTCAGTAGAGAAGATACTTACTGAAGTTTTAAAGACGGAAAAAGAAGTAGATATTGATCCTACATTGAATAATTTGAGTTTTATTGGAAATGTAGGGG